CCACCTACCATTGGTGCGGTTGTCGTCAAGAAATGCCAACAGATCAAGTGGGCAGTAGAGAATCAAGGTGAAGTAAAAGAACCTCAGTGGTACAGCCTACTGGGAGTAGCCGCATTTTGTGTTGAGCCTGAGGCTACGGCTATTGAGTGGAGTCAGAACCACCCAAAGTTTGACGCACAACGAACATTGCAAAAGCTGATCCAGTGGAAAGACAACACAGATGGGCCAACACGTTGTGATACGTGGGACATCAGCCGTCCCGGGGGATGCAAGGGATGCAAATTTAAGGACAAGATAAAGAGTCCTGCCGCCCTTGGATTGCAGTATCAACAGATTGCACCGCCACAGGATGCGTTGGACAAGGCGGCGTTTGATGTACCCATGCCACGTGGGTTTAAGCGCACCGCTGATGGTATCAAGATGACCATTGACGAGACAGATATTGACGTATGTTCGTTCGACATCTACCCCGTGGGCTATGGTCGTGATGAAGGTCTTGGTTACGAGACTGTGCGCTACCACTGGAATCGTCAGCATAAGGGTTGGCAAGAACTTTCCCTAAGACAAGCGCACCTTACAGACGGACATAGAGAGTTCGCTTCCACGATTGCCGATCAAGGCATTGTCCTCAACAACAAAAGACAGACGGAGTACTTCCAACTTATGCTACGTTCATACATGGATGAATTGCGGCAGAAACGTGCGATGACCAATCTGTATGCCACGATGGGATGGAAAGAAAACTTCTCCCAGTTTGTGATTGGTGACACGCTTCTACGCCGAGAGCCTGACGGTTCAGTCAGTGAAGAAAACATCAGCCTCTCCGCTGGCACTCAACGACTTGGCAACGAGTTGTATGGTGTATCAGGGGATGCTCAACAGTGGGCAGACTTCACCTCTGTGCTTGAGAAAACAGGATTGCACTGGCACATGTTTGCACTTGGTGTCGGACTATCTGCCCCCCTGTATGCGTTCACTGGCCTTAAGGGTCTGACTGTTTCATTGTTCGGCCCATCAGGTGGAGGCAAATCATTGATACAGATGTGGGTGCAATCAATCTATGGTGACCCTGACAAACTACACTTTGCCGCCAAGTTCACACAGAACACTTTGTTTGGGCGCATGGGTGTCTATTCCCATATGCCGATGACCATTGACGAAGTTACCTTGATGCTAGATAAAGAGGTAGGTGACTTTGCATACTGGGTGTCCCAAGGTAGAGACAAGGCACGACTGAACCGCAACGCCGAAGAACGTGACGCAAAGACATGGGCAATGCCTGTGCTTGTATCCACCAACAAGTCTCTGCAATCTAAGCTGGTTGCATCTGGGCTTGAGACTGACGCACAAATGGCACGGCTTCTTGAGATTGATATACCACTGCATGACTTGTTTACAAGAGACAGTACAGGCGGTCGCAAGATTCACCAGTTTATCCACACCAACTACGGACATGCCGGACGCTTATTCGTAAAGAAGTTGTTGGAACTTGGAGCCGATGGAGTACGCGCTGCGATTGATCACGCCACGGCTAACTTCCACAAGAAGTACAAAGCCAACTTTGTAGGGCAGGAACGCTACTGGGAACAAGCCATCATCCTGTCAGACTTAGCCTCACGCTTATGTGTTGAATGGGGAATCATCAAGTACGACTACACCCTTGGTACTGAGTGGGTCTTGAAACAACTAGGTGCAATCAGACGTAGTGTGGTTGAGAACAAGATGGATGCGTTCGATCTATTCTCCAACTATCTAAACGACAGTGCTGGAGCCGCTGTTACTGTGATGCACACAGGCACAGACAAAGGTGTTGTGGATTATTCAAGGATGCCACGTGCTGACATCCGTGTTCGGTTTGACACATACAGACGCACTGCGGCAGACAAGTTTGATAGAGGTGTTGTGCTTGTTGACCGCACCCACTTCCGTAGATGGTTGGCACAGAACGGTGGCGACTACAAATCGTTCATACAACAGATGCAGTTTGAGAGTGTGGTTGCTACACCCAAGTCAGAGAAAGCGTTTCTTGGCAAGGACACTCCCATCAAACTGGGTCAGGCATATGTCCTTGGCCTCAATCTGAATCACCCCAAACTCGTAGGAATCTTGAGTGATGCAGATGAGATTGCCGCTGACTTAACCTTTGGTCAGATGAAAGTAGTTTGATTATTCAATCTCGTCGTCGAGTCCATAGAGTCTTAACAACTCCATAGTCTCGGGACGCATAGACTTCGGCGCTGACTTCATGTAACGCAGTACAGTTGGACGCTGAGACTCAATGTACGCACGATTGGCAGATTTTAAGAACTTGGTAATCTCCAAACCTGTACCCTTGGAATCTTCATTCCACCGGCTTACTGCGGATACAACATTATCTGTTGCCTCTTGATCACCGGCAGCCCGAGCCTTCACATAAGCAGCAACATACTCTGCCTTGATTGCTTTGCCGTACTCATTGACTTGCTTAGACATACGAACAATGTCGTTCTGCTGAGTGGCGATTGCTGGGTAGAAGCCAAGTAATCGGGCAAGAATCACGTGCGCTTGTGCATCCTTGGCAACCATCTGACCACGTACGTTCGTAATGTCACCGCTCGACAAGTATGCAAGGCTATCCCCGACAGACCGAAGAAAGGCAACAGGAGACTCTCGCATCAATGTGTTGAAGGATGTTGTGTCATCACGCAGGCCCGTTATCTCTGCACCATACTTAGCCAAACCACCCGCCATTGATACCAGCCCACCGATACCGCTAAATACAGGGCCAGCAAAGTCGCCAAACTCACGTGCAGGGTCTGCGCCAGCTTTAAGCGCACCAGTCAATGGAATCAAATCACCCATACCCAAGCGGGTCGAGACAGTCGCACCGACTGCACTATCAATCAGACCACGCATGGCATACGGCGACATCCCCGGAGCCACACTATCAATCCATTCAGCAGTAGCTTTCTCGATGCTTGCCGTCTTTAGACCAAGCATCTGTGCGATTGTGTCAACAATATCAGCGAGGTCATCTGCAAATGGTATGCCCTTCAGACCACTCATCAGCAACAGTAAGCCAAGCATCAACAACTGTCCACGAACTGGCATGTTGCGCAGTAGTTGGACGGTGATGATTACGAACTGCTTGTACATAAACACGTACTGAGCCACGTTACCACGTGCCATCTCAGGTCGGTTAAACATGGCGTACTCACCTTGCGATGTGTTGACCGCAATCCGTGCTGCCTCAGTAGCTTCAGCGATTGCTTGTTCTTCACTCAACCCTTGTGATAGCGCACGTTCCTTTTCAAGTCGGTACGCTGCTAGTGCAGTGATGCGGCGGTTAGCCTGTTCTGTATAAGAGAACATAGCCATCCATGCCTTGATACCCGCCTGTGCTTTGTTGTTAAATATCTTGCCACGTGCTGTACCGACCAGTGCGTTGAACTGAGCCGCTTGCAGTGTGCCTTCCTCAGTGGTGTCAAACAAAAATTGTGTTTCGTCTGCGGTTAAGCCGTAGTCACCATAGTTGGCATTGATCAACAAGTCGTTTAAGAACCCAGCATCTTCCAGCTTAGGACTGCCTACATCAAGGGCAGCACGGTAGAGGGAGGTCACGGCTTTGGCCTCTCCATAACCACCTCCGTATCCGCGCTTAGCGTTGTAGTAGGACAGGTATGGTGTACTGTGGGTAAGCAGAGATACGAAGTTCACGGCTGCGGATGCAACCGAACCACCCAACTGCATCAACACAGTAATCAGTTTTAAGAATGAGCCAGCCTCGCCCGACAACATATCCTCGGTGCTGTCGTTAATATTAGATGAGTCGTTGTACCAGCGGATAAGTTTCTTGGCTTCTTCAAGATAGCGTTTGCCTTGACCCAATGTAGGTTCACCATTGACTGTGACACCAGCAGCTTTAGGAGCCATGTACTTATACATGAACGCATACTCATCGTATGCACGCTGCGCTCTAACACGTTGTCCATCAGTAGTGGCTGCATCAACAGCAGCTTGCAAGTCCTTGAGTTTCTGTGGGTCACCGAGCCATGACGATTCGTTTAGCATGATGTCATCAAGGCGATGGCGATAGATTTTCTTGGCGGCAATGTGGGCAACCATCTCTAAGTGCTCAGACACAGAACGCACAATGTCGCTGTCCCATCCGGGGTTCCCACTACGCTGTAGGTTCTTACGAGCACGGTCGTTCTGATTCGTCAGTGTCTTGACAATACGTTCACGTGCGGTTGGCGTGATATTTACGTTCAAGCGGTTCAGCACATAGATGAACTCATTGAAGTTCACGGCTTCAGTTAAAGATGGGCTAACTGAGGCTTCTGAAGATTCGGCACGCAAAGTTACTTTGATCTCTGCACCGTACTCATCTTTAAGAGTCCACTCTTGCCCATTGCCAAACTCATTCTCCAATGCCTCGCGTGCAGCGGTTGCTTCACTCTCAGTCTCAAACTGGAAGTAGGGCATAGCATCACGGATGTTTTCATCCAAACGTACTGGGTCACCTTGAGCATTGAACGCTGCCAGCCTAGCTTGGTACTCACCACGGCGGCTGAACGGAACGTATGAACCAAGGATGGTGCGCTTTGCGTAAAACTCTGCGTTGCGTGTCTGCATGTCAAACAAGAAGATGTCTTCCACAGCTTTCTGAATTGCAAAGGCTTGTTTTTCAGTGCGGATTTTGTCACGTATTGAAGGAATGGCGGCACGAATGTCGTCGTACTCAGCCTTCTGGAATTCCTCAAAGTCTTTTTTCATGTCACCCACAATTTTGGGATCGCCCATCCATGCGGCAAACGCAAGGTCATTGAATAGCGCACGACCAAATTGATATACAAAGTAACTAGATTTTTCGTCTGCCGCTTTCTGTACATCAACAGAAGCGTTTGCAACGCCACTTTTATCGTAGCGCATGTTCTGATACATCTCAATTACTTTGCGAATGGCAGCAAGGTCTTGTGCAGAGAACTCAGCCTTGAGTCCTTTCATACCAGCAATTTCACCGAACACCCGCTGCTGTTCTGCTTGAGATGCTTCGTAGTTTGATAGCAGCAAGTCTATTGCTGCGACGTTTACAGTATCATGCATCTCGGTGTAGACACGCCACACAGGGCTGTTCTCATCAACATCAAACTGGTATCTGATCTTCTCGCCAGTGCCAAGTTCCACATCAAAGCCCTTACGGAATTCTTCCGCAGTGACAGTACCTGCTTTTTCCAATTCATCAAGCACACGCGGGTCAACAGTGACATTGCCCATTGCGTCTTTAGTAATCATAGAGCCATACGACTCTAACAAATCGTCGGTTAACTGGCGTGACTTGAACAATGCAGCGTACGCAGCAAGTTCACCAGCTTGTTGTTTTTCCTCCTCAGACACACCATCACCAAATCCAAACACACGTGGTGTGTTGGTGAACGCCATGTAGCGTGAGTACTTGGAGAGTAGAGCGCGAGCCTTCTGACTTCGTTGTTCAAAGATACGGAATATCTGATTAAGGCCATAGCTCTTACGTGCCATGTTGTCGAGGGTCTGCACCTTCTCAAGTATCTTGCCTACGTTTACACCAACATCTCCTGTCTTGCCGAACAGACCCTTCTGGAAGGCGTCCATCGACCCAAACATACCAGCGCCGGGGCCGAACCTACGATTCAAGGCGTTCATTGCCATGCCACGTGAGCCGATGTTGCCAGCAAAATTACGTGCGTACTTACCGTCCGTTACTGCTTGTTCCATGTCCTCCATGTTGCCCACAAAGGATGAGGCGCTGAAGAAGTTTCCTGTGTTGCCTTCACGCACGTAGCGGCGTGCGAGGTTAACAAGTTGACGGGCTTCGTCGTCTTTGAAGTTGAAACCAAGCTTGTTCAGGGCGTTCTTCAAGGCGTTCCATAGCCTTGCGATGATTGATACATCTAGGTCAGCAGCGTTGTCAGCCAGATATTCCTCTATGGCTTCCAGCCTATCCATTCCTTGGGTCTCGACCATTGCATCTACTGCGGCCTGCACATCAGGGTCAGTTTGATATATACGATTCAGTACCTTGTTCAACTCAGACTGACCCATCACACCTTTGAAACCAAAGTGACCAATGGTTTCGTGAGCCAGTACAAACTTCAACTGTTGCTCAGTACGAACAAAGTCAGAGAAGATTATGACCTCAGGGCCGAAGGAGTAACCCACGGCGTTGGTTGTGTCGAAGTCACCTTGCTTACGAGCGGCAGCAGCACGCTGATACAACTCAGGGTTGCGAGCCTGTAGGTCAGCAACATTGGCGTACACATAAACAGTAGGCTTGATCTTTAGCTTTGCCAAGAAACCTTTGACCAGCAACTTCACACGCCCTAATGGAATGGCAGAACCCATAGGTGTGCCATCGTCACGGTAGAAGTTACCTTCGGGTTTATCCCAAGCCTGTACTGTCTCGCTACCACGTGCACCACGCTTGCGGGCATTGATAACATCTTGCTCTGCCTTTGACTCTGCTGCGGCTGCTTCACCTAATGCACGCAACTCCTCACGGCGCTCTATCTCACGGGCACGTTGCTGTTCTTCAGTGAGTTCAACTTGGCTTAGGATGTAGCGACCATCAGACTTGATTAGCTTAGCCTCGCCCTTGTCGTTGAAGTAGTCTTTGACTTTGCTTCCGTCAGGCAACATGTAGTTGCGACCAGCTTCATCGAGTTCACTGTACAACTGCTTGGTCAGTGCTTTAATATTGGCGAAACGCTCAGAACCAAATACTATTTCTTTGGTCAGCGTAGGGATTTCCCTAACACGAGTTACCAAATCGCGGATCAGGTTCGCCATCTTTGCACCAGACTGGTCAACAATGCGGTTAAGTGAGGTGACCTTCTTGGTATTGACGACTGACTCACTAGCAGGCAGCGAGGTCTTGTACTTCTTGTAAACAGATACAGGTACGTTTTGCTCACTGATCTGGCGAGCTTGCAACAACTCAGCCACTTGCGTATCAGACAACCCAGTGAGTTTTGTTCCAATGCTTGGGAGTAAGTTGCGCATCTGCGCATAGGTAAACCAAGGTTTGAGTGTGCCCTTTAGATTACCCTCTTTGTACGTAGTTTCAATTTTTAGTCGATCATTGACGACATCCAACAACGCAGTGTCCATGATGCCACGCTGATCTTCAGTGAAGCCAGTCTCAATCAAGAACATCTGTGCTTTATCAATAACTTTTTCATTGTTGGATTCAGTATCAAAGTAGGCATGGAACATGATGTTCTCAATCGCATCACGGAACGCACTTGTATCTGTGGTGGATTCTGCCGTGGCAATATCCTCGTCCAACAACTCCATGTAAGACAAGTCTGCCAGTTCTTCCTCAGGTAGTGGTGTAGCCTGAGCATTGATCTCGTCAGCCAACTGCATGTTGGCACGGTCGTAGTAGTTCTCAGTTGCCCAGCGTTTCTTCTGTTCATCTGAGAGCGTGTTGTACGCTACGCCGCCTTCCGGTTTCATGTCCTCCCATGCCTCGGCAGGACTCAGCTTCTCAACCTTTGGTTTGGCGGCGGGTTTTGCCGCCTCGGCCTTTGGGGGCTGGGGTGTCTTTCCTTGCTTGAGTCTTTCTCCAAGTGCACCAGTGGGGCCACCAAACGCACCCTTGTTGATACGTTCAACCAGCTTGCTGGTTACAGTTTGTACAGTGGGTTCTTGCTTTTTCGCTGTGGTTTTGAGGGCTTTACCCTTTCCGGCAGCTTGGTCTCCGGCTTGGTCTTCGACTCGAACTCCTTTGCCATCTCCGGTTTGTTTTGGTACATCCACGCTCTTTGCGCTTGGCTTTTGAACGGCACTTGGTGCTCCCTTTTTCAGATTGGACACGGCCTTTGCCACAGTGACAGCACTTACGGGTTTACCAGTAGGCTTTGCCTGAGTGACACCTTTTGCCACAGTGGGCTTAGGTAGTGGTTGTTTTTTGCCTGCACTTTTAAGTGCTTGCAAAGACGGTTGCCCCTGTTGATTAAACAAGATGCCTTGTCCGGCACGTTGGAATTCGCCAGCAGTGGGAGGGGGAGCAGGCACTTGTGTTGCGGGTGTCTGTGTACCTACGCCACGACGCAATCCTTCAGCACGTGAAGGCCGGGGCAACTCACCGCGTCTGAACAGTGGGAGTTGTCGAGGTTGAGGAACAGGGACTGGACGCATCGGCATTGACTGCGGAACAGGTTGCTGAGATTGCGTTATCAAATCCAACTGCTGCTGGATTCGAGCCTCGTTCTGCAATCTATCAAGTTGTTGCTGCTTGGTTGCCTCATCTTGGGCGGCCCGCTGTGCCTGCGCAGCTTGGAATTCTTGTGCACGTTGTTGTGATGCAAGAGCAGCTTGCAGTCTTTGCGCCAAGATAGGGTTGGTTGGGCCTTGAGGGGCTGCGCCACTGAACTGCAACGCACCTTGGCGAGGATCAGCCGTAGGGGCAGCAGATGGTGCAGGCAGTCCGGGAAGCGGTTGCTGTGGTTGCATACGTGCAGCCAACTCTTGCGCAGGAATAGTCCCACCAAAAATATCTAGCACGCCCTGTGAGCCGGGTGTTGCGCCGGGCGGGACGTTACCTTGCTGACGCAGCAAAACATCTTGTCGTGTTACATCCGCAGCGTTTGGCCCCATGCCAGCCATGATGACTGGCCCACCCACTGGAGATACAGGAGGAGTAGGGCCGGGGAGTTGTGGCGTAGTTGGGCTTGGGCCACCCAATCCAGCCGAGGGTGGAGGGGTAGACCCCATGAACTCTACGTCGGTGTATTGACGACCGGGGGGTGCAGGAGGTGGGTTGTATGGGGCAATGCCGCCACCTGTTTCTTTATTAGTGGGGTCAGTATTTCCCCCAGTAAGGATGTTGGCGGGTGCTGTGCCCTTTAAGTTGGCAATCGCACCAATCGGGCCACCCACTCCGAAGCCAGCGGCAAAGGAGTTAATCAGCCGGTTTACATTCTCAGGGTCAGAGAAGTCCTGTCCAGATAAACCAAGGAGCAATCCTTCTTGCACAAGTTCTGTAGTACCTTCAGCAGTGCCACCAACTGCGCCACCAACTGCCGCACGACCAGCATAGCCAGCACCGCGTTGTAAGCGTGTAGCACCGGGAGCCATGCCCAAGGTTGAACCAATACCTTTGCTGCCGCCAAGCACTCGTCTGGCAAGCAGGAACTCTGGCAATGTCTCCATCGCAGCGTAGGGGAAAGCACCCATCAAAGCAGTTATACGAGCACCCATATCATCTGCGCCAGCACCTTGGTCACGTTGCTCACCATAGATGTCAGCAGCGCCAGTTGCGTAGTTCTGTGCCAATGAAGCAGTCGCTGCACCAAGAACACCAGCGGCATTACTCAGGACTTTGAGTTCTTCTTTGGTAGCTTGACCTGCTGCGTACTTCTTTGCCGCAGCAAGAATGGCTTGCTTGGCTTCTGCTTTACCAGCCAAAGCTGCAAGTGCACCGGGGACACTACCAAGAGGGCCAGCGGCAGCAGAACCACCAACGAAACCTGCGGCAGCAGTGACTACTGACTCTACTATGTTTGGCCCTTGCTGGGCAAGGTTAGCTACAAACCAGTCAAGAACACCACGGCTCTGACCATATGGCTTGGAGCCAATGTCCGTGAACTGACGTTGGAACGGTAGGGTTTTCCCTATATCTTCCTGTTGCTGCTCGACAATAGACCCACCAAGTTTCTCAGCGCCGCCTAACTGTAGTGCCCGACCAGCGAGCATCTGCATGTTGTCGATACCAATGCCAAAGTTCTTGGACGCTAGACGACCCATGCTGGGATTTTTAATTGAGTTAAGGAACTGACCGTAAGCTTGCTCGTCAAGTGAAACCCAGTCGCCGCCTCGGGGTAAACCCGTACCGGGGTTTTGTAGGTAGGACTCAGACTGCAAAGCAGTAGCTGCATCGTCAGCGTCAAAGGTTATACCGTTAACAAACAACTGTTTAGATGAAGGACTGAACGCAATAGACGGGGGTTGCCGCATCTCCGGCATGGTGAACTGGCTTTGCTTAACTAAAGCCTGCCCCATAACAGCCATATCAGCAGCAGACGGAGCAAGACCACCCATCCCAATATCTGACGTTGGGCTGTATGGCACATATGGGTTTGGTTCTTCACCTACACCCATGCGTTCAAGCATGGGGTTTGCAAAGGAGAGTCCTGCTGTTGCCATTAAATTACCTCACTGTGCATTGAGTCTTTGTTGCGTCGGAATAGGCAAGCCGCTAATTAACTGTGCGGCATTTGATTTTATCTCAATGTTGTCTATTTTTACTGTTGTACCCGTTGGGTTATACACGTACGGCGCACTATTAGGGGGTTTTATGATAAGAGTGCCGTCTCCGGCTCCTGTAGGCTTAATGTCCCAGTCGAAGTTAGCCTTTGCCCATTCCAAAGCTAATGCACCATTATTTTTTGTCCGCTCAACTGTAATTTCTCTAATCATCTTAGCCAACTCAGAAGCATTACCTTCCTGAATCTTGTACATAGACTTGTACCGTTCTTGCGTCATAAACTTGGTCATCTCTGCACCCGCAGCAGCTTGTTGCTGACGGTAAGTTTGATCAAACGCCAGTCGTGCACTGTTACTTAGTTCAAACGGGGTAACACCTTCTTTGGTTTTCTTACCGTTGACCATAATGTTAAACGTACCGTCTGAGCGAGGCTGGATACCAATAGGCACACCTGCGTACTGTGACCACACAGAGGCAAGGCGACGCGGATCATTAGTAAGAGCAAGCTCTTGGAGTCCTTGCATACCCTCAAGATACACACGCCCTTGCGTAACTTTTAGCTGTTCGTTGCTGACACCTTGTCTAAGTTTAAGTAGTTGAATATCGTAATTGTTTATCGCATCGCGCATTCGCATGGCAGTATCAATGCCAGCGGTTGTCCCACTTTGCATATACATTTGTGCAAGACGAGCCGTCTCGTTACGCTGCTGGGTTACAAGGTTTGCTTCCTCTTGAGCCTGTGATGCTACTTGTTGGTACGCTCGTGATAACTGCTGATACTCATACGGGATAGACTGTGGGTTACCAAGGTAAAAGTCTGCGTCCGTGCGTACCACAGTTGCGGTGGCAGGAGCAGCGGCAGGAGCAGCGGCAGGAGCAGCGGCAGGAGCAGCGGCAGGAGCAGCGGCAGGAGCAGGTGGATTTTTATTAAGCGCCAACGGGTCTGCTTGTAGTGCTGCAATCTGTGCCTCTGTCATATTACCGCCGGGGCGTACTGCCGTAGCAGGTGGATTTTTATTAAGCGCCAACGGGTCTGCTTGTAGTGCTGCAATCTGTGCCTCTGTCATATTACCGCCGGGGCGTACTGCCGTAGCAGGAGGAGGAGCAGCTTGTGCTGACGATACTAGTCCAGACAAAATAATGTCAATTGGGCCAGCCATTGCGGCTTTGCCTTTTTCACTAGACGCACCCTTGTATCGCTGGAGAGCTAACTCGTAGTTACCACCAGCTTGTTTTAGCATCGCTGCAAATATCTGCGCTCCAGCAGGGATAGCAATATTGGGATCAAGTCTTTGTTCACGACTTAGACCGTGCGAACTAGCAATCTGCGCAATGCCCAGACCAAACTTCTCGCCACGTGGGGAGACTGCTGTTGGGTTAAACGATGACTCAGTGCCAAGCAACCGCTTAAACACTACAGGATCAATGCCGTACTGAATTGCACTTTGTTGGATGAGTGCATCGTATGGCGTGACCTTGTTGTCATAGGACAGCGCAGCTTTGCTGGGTTTAGTAGGTGCAGCTTGACTTTCTTTTGTCTGTTTTCCTTGTACTCGTTTAATTGTTTTAGCGTCTTGTTCTTTGAGTTGCTCAAGGAGTTGTTTCTCAGTCAATGGTTGGTTTGCATTTTCGGCTCTACGAAGGCGATCATAAAATGGCGTAATTGACTCTGCACCGGGGATCGTGACACTTGTAACATCAGGATCGTAAAAACCAGCGGCTCGCCCTACACGGGCAAAGTCAACAGCGTTCAATCCTTTTTCTAGTAGGGCAGCGGAGCCGGTATAGGGCAGCGCCATAACATCAAACAAAGCAGCAGGCGGTTTTGCAACATTTGCATCAAGTCGTATAAGTGCGCGGCGGTCGTTTTCATCTTGGAGACGACGTAGCCGTTGCGCTGGAGTTAACGATTGAAATTCATACTGCGACATTGCGCTTGTCGGTCTATTAGCAGCTTGTTGGTTAAGCCTTGCCCATTCCTCAGGACTCATGCGACGCATAGGTAAACCATCATTTGCAGCAGGGGCAGCAGAAACAGATACAGCAGGTGCGGGTGCAGGTGCAGCGGCAGGAGGAGGTAAAACATCCACTGACAATCGGTCTGATTGACTAAATGGAGCAGAGTCTAAAGTTGTTTGAAACTGAGGGGCAGATATTTGGGGTCTTTGTCTAGCAGCATCTTGTGCCATCTTGGCTTTGAATGCAGCGAAGCGATTCTGCTCCTCAATTTTTAATTGATTCTCTTGTGCTACACGTTCGGATTCTTCAGCCGCTCGCATACTGGTCGCAGTTGCACCTGCGTTACTGAGGAATTGTCCTAAGTTCATAGTATTTCCTTGTTAAGCTTTTGCTTTGGATGTACCTACAAATGAACCAAACAAATCTCCAATGCCTTGTGCTCTCTCTCTTGAACGTCTATCAGCAGCAGCATATTGGCTAGCTATGTTTTGATACTCGCTGCCGTATCCAGTTTGGTAGCTTGGCATAGCCGTCAAACCAGCTTGCAGAGTCTGTGTACGACCCGCAACCCCGGCTCCATACCCCTGATCGTAAGCAGTACCCGCGTCTCGACCTGTCGCCAAATCAAAACGACGTTCTTCAGATGCGCGACGACTGCCCTCAAGACCACGCAAGCCTGCCCGTTTAGCTTTAGCACCAGCAACTTGGGCTTTTCTAGCACGTTGCAAACCGAAATACTCGGGATTAAAATACTCAGAATCACCGATAAGGTCTTGTGCTGCCTGTAGTTTCTGGTCAAACAAAGCCTTGTTGCTTACCTGCAATGCACGTAACTCATTAGTCTGTGCTTCGATTAATTTCTTCTCTTGGTCAGACATGCCGTCGCCTGCAAAATAAGAACCCGCAAGAGCACCAGCAGCGCGAAGCGTCACATCAGCCAATGCCTTAGGGTCAGTAAATTTTGCTTTAAGCTCGCCCGGAACTGATGCAAGAGCATCAGAAAAAGACATTGGAACTACTGTACTTGCACCAACAACTGTAGCGTTGGAAGGTACAGGTGGCCCCATCGGCCCATCACCACCAAATGTTGGTGCTGCTCCCGCTGCTTGTTGTGCGTTTACGTTAGTGTAACCAGACGCATTAGTGGCAGAAGCTCCATCGAACGCAGCAGTAGAAGTATTAGATGGCGCATTAAATCCTGCTGCTTGTTGCGCGTTTACGTTAGCGTAATCAGAACTAACAGGATCGAACACAGCAGTAGAAGTATCTAATCCTGCTGCTCTTAGCGCGTCTGGGTTAGTGTAACTAGACATATTGGTGGCAGCGGCGGTGGCAGTAGCATAGTCCGGAGCAGGAACAACCTGCCCTGCTGCGTTTACATCATAGACAGGTGCTGGCCCCGTAAGTGGTACCGTAGGGGTGTAGTTGTATCCAGCTATACCTCCTCCTATACCCCCCATGATTGCTCCTCGTTCAACATCGCCCCCTGTGGCAGCAGCAGTTGCAGCGCCTAGACCAGCGCCAACAAGTGCGGAACCAGCCGTTGCACCAATAGCACCGGACAGGCCAATAGAAGCAGCAATCGTCGGGGCAACAAACGGAATTGCAATTACAGCAGCAACACTAACAATTTTTGCAATGGCACCGCCACCACCACCACCTTGGGGTTTAATGCCTATCGCCCGGACAAGTGCAGTACGTTGGAAAGGTGAAAGATCTCCACCAAAAGCCGATTCTGGTAAATCAGGAATACCCATTAGCGCCATAGAGCGGTCATTAAAGCGCTTTGGCATACGAGCTACATGATTCATTTTGTGTTCTCCGTTAAATTGAGCCGCATATGCGTGTACACATGCTTAAATCCATATCTTGAAATTACCCGCTCCATTGCTGGGGACACCCATCCCTCAATAGCTCGGACACCGTTCATATACGCCCATCCGCATAGGCTTTTCCAATACTTCTCATAGAGCGCATCAAGTTCCTCGCCGCCAAGTGCCAGTATATTCATAGCAGGCAAACGTGGGTAGTTGATAATCTCAAGAACTAAAGCCAGCTTTACAGCTGGCACGATTCCTTTGTCGCACTTGACAATAAACACATACATTTTTTGCTGTAGTGCCAGTGCGTAAACATCATCCACCGTAAGTTCCCCATGCATTGATCTTTTAATACACTTCTCAATAAGCGGCTTAGCCGCAGACCAGTACTTGTCAAATTGCTCTTTTGTAGAGAGCAATAGCGCATCAAACTCGTCAAGAGGAATTGGATCAAATCCCGGTGGGTGTGCCATTAGGTTTCCTTGTACTTCTCGACAAGCGTGTCAAAAAACTCTTTACCCTTCATCTCGACTACACGTTTGGGTATGACGTATTCTCCCTCATGTGCGTTGATTAGTACAGAGCCATCAGGTTTTCTTGAGTCCGGGGTCATACCACCCCGTGCCATTGACGGAATAGCACCGCTAGAAACTTGAGCCGCCGAGACTGACGGGCCACCTGCCATTGCGGGGCTACCGCCCTGCATCATGTTTTGCCCACCCAAGTCGCTCTGTGCAGCACGTGCAGCCAACAAGAGAACAAAGATAAGCCCCTGATCATATTGCGGTGGCAAGTCTTGCTCTGTAGTGATGCCTTGCTGTATAGCAAAGTTGCGAACGTAGGGATACATCTCTGGATTTTGCGCAGCAACAGTTGCTAATTGGACAATAGTGTTAAGTTCTTGTTGTGTCAATGCTCCACTCTGAAGCTCTTGCATAATGACTTGTCGAATCTGAGCCATCTCCTGTGGGCGTTGCGTAGCAAACTGATTGATTTGCATCTCCAACATTTGCGGCGACATTGGGCCTTGTGCGCCGTTCGGGTTTACCCCTACATTTGTAGGTGATGACATAGTGCTCATAGGTTCAGGCATACCGCCCATACCAATCATGCCGCCTTGCTGATACGAAGGTGCAAAAGTACCCATGTTAGTCATACCAGATGCAAGCCCTGTAGATTGCGATCCAGCTTGGATTGGCGGGGTCGTGGTTGTGGAACCTAGATTCAAGATGCTTGCCAAAGCTGGCGGCAAATCAAGTGATACTGTAGAGGGTGGATTAAACATATTTAACCTTTCAGTTGGTTGATGAGCGTATTCACAGTGATCCGCAAAGACGCTACGTCATTGGCAAGTTGTTGCACATTAACAATTAGTGTATTGTAATCTTCAAGGCTAGGCACAGTTACCCCGCTTATTGTAAAGCCAGCACCCGTAGCTGTAACACGAGACATTGTTTGCTCCGTGGGGTTAGCAACGGTTACCTGCCCGCCAAGAATTGCACGAGTTGCGTTGCTTGAACCACGTGATCCAATTAGCAACTCGACGTTTTCTTTAAGTGCATAAATTGTGCTGGACTGCGCGTCAGTTAACCCGCTTTGCGGGATGTTGGGGATAGCAGAAAAACGTGGGCTTCGTGTTGCCATCACATCTCTCGCAGTCCGAGGGGAGTTTCCCCTAAATAGATAGCACGAATCCGGATGTCGCCTTCTACGCTAACCTCAAACTTATCTGTGCGATACCCAGTAGGTAATCGAAACACATTAGAGTCCGAGACAGTTGTTGTCAATACAAGTTCTTTGTTTGCCCACAGGTAAAACGTAATGTTGTCAGCAGCATCCCAGATACTAGTTACAGATTCCCATACCGATGCCGATGAATCCCATACCGTCGACACTGTAGTGTAGTCAGCTACAACACGTGCTGCGCCAAGGTTGATCATGCCTTTGGTGGTAATGACTTTTGACTTCCACTCCATAGTTGTAGCCGGTTGGTCTAAGTCGTCCCATTCATAGATGTCACCGTTTACACCACTAACATAATACACAACACCGTCAATAGAATCGTAGTACGAAGCGGTAAAAGTGTAGTCAGCATCTACAAAAAACCCACCGGCCTTGGCATCTTGCTCGAAGATAAACGCCCCGGTTGAGTGCGCTGCAAAATAGTTATCACCGTAGTACTCAGCAATGACAGTTGTCGGATCAAGCGCGGATGTCCATGTGTCATTGTTGTACAGCAACTTAGTGATGATAGCTGTTCCAGCGGTAACAGCGTAGACCGCCAGTCCGTCGTGTGTAGAGTACACAATGCCGTAACCCATCGTCACCATACTGTTCTTACTCAGGCATGGAAAGTTAGCATCAATACGCTGGGTGGACATGCCGTTGGCAGGGTCAGACCCCGACACAAAGAACGGATATGAGTCTGTTGTCACCAATGCAGAGCCGTTAATCGCAGCAATACCCACAACATTATGCTCAAGGTTAACTGAGTATCTTTCAGGCCATGCGTGTGGTGCACCCGGCTCAGAGAAATACAAAGTGTTGCCAACGAATCCCACAAGAATGTTGTTCTGGATGGCAGTCAGCCCTTGCAAATCTTCAGGCGGCGGATCAAATTCATCAGTGCTGAGGATGCTAAATAAATCACGAGACTCAAAGTCATCTGTAAAGTCATAGCTACCATCGCCCCAATATCGTGCAGTTGTAGTCGGCGGATTTTCTGAAACGTCGTGATACATCGTACCCGCAACTACCAGTGTGTTCGCAACATCCCCAGCCGTCTGCGCGTATTCAAAGGTGTAGTCATCAATGACATCAGTGACAATGCCACCCGTAATATCGAACGAAGCCACAGTGCAGCCACTAATTTTAAAGCGATCATCAAGGCCAAGATTGTGCGGAAAGACTAAAGCTACACGAGACACATTACTGGTTCGTTCTACAGACGCTAAGGTAGTGGGGAACCACAGTTCACGGAGCAGAAAATAATCTGTGCCCGATGTCGTTGCTAAAGTGCGATAGAGTTTTACACCACGCACAAAGTTATCACCAGTAGGTTTAGCCGTTGGCAAATTTGATACCGTGACAATCTGTCCTTCTTTGATAAACAAATTGTCAGATGGTTCAGATGCAATAGATTCTTCGTCCCACGGTGTGTACCACGTGTAGACGTAGGAACGCGCTTGAGTTAAACCACCAAGATCAACCTTGGCAGTCGTAAACGCAATAGGTGTAGCTGATGATCCGATCTGAAAACCGGGGCTGAAGTACGTAAACGTAGTGGTGCTTGTGACAGTACACTCTACGTTGGTTGCGTTAAAACCCGCAAGGTTTAAATTAACATTTCCACTAGTGGTAGCTGACGAAACGGCTATAACGTCAAATGTATTTGTTGCCACATTGCTGACTGTGTATGTCCCGTCTGTAGCTGTGCCGGATAAAAAATCAAGCGCAATTGACGCACCATTTGCTAACCCGTGAGCGGTAATGGTCATATTAATTGTAGTTGTGCCCGCTTGGTTGTATGTTCCCGACAAAAAAGTAAACGCTGTCAGTGAAATTGATCTACCGGACGCTAAATCATGTGGTGCACTGGTTGTAATTGTTACAGTATTGCCAGCGTCACGAAAAAAGTTTGTTGTTGTCTTTGTTGTAAATGTTGTTGACGCTGTTGTAAGCACCGTAGTTGGTAACGGTAACCCTAAGTCGTAGTACGTTACTGGGTACGGAGCCGCGCCAGCAGTTGCCAACTCGTAGTTGCTAATTTTAGGCGCTCCATCGCCGGAATAATAAAACCGCTGCTCGTCTTTGTCGGTCTTAGATGCAACAGCAATGTCTACATCAGTAAGCCATGACAACCATTTCTTTGCGTTGGTCGCGGGGTCGCGTAGCGCAAACAGCGTTTTGATTGTGCCGGTGCGGGCTGTGTTGTCAACAACAACAGGTTGTGGGTAAGGAATAAGATCACCCGAGTACAGCTTGCAATTGTTTGCAATCTGCGCAGCCGTGTTCGGCAACAACTCCGGGCTTATCTTGGGAGCCGTGCCGAGAAAGTTGGTGATCTTAATCGCTGACATTTAGACGTTCCGTTCAAAGTGTGGACAATCTACAAGAGATTTGAAGTTGCCACCCCAACGGTTCTTAGGATACAGACTTTCCCAGTAACTGCCAAGGGGGGCAAGGACATCTTTATCCCAAATGATTTTACCGTCTTTAAAGAAGTTTAAGTCAATGGCGCATCGTTTTAGATGGATGCTGTTCATTGTCTTGGAACGCCCCGTCTTTACGTAGATAGCTTGTTGTTCAGGGGTACGTGTTAGTTCGCCACCCGTGACCATGAAGCCTTGCTCGGTAGCGTACTGAATTAGTTTGCAGGCGTCCAGTAAGAACGCAGCTTGTTCTTGGCTAAGGCTCATTTTTTACTCCTCATTTCTGCCAGTTTCTCAATCGTCCTACCGCCAAAGTACGCACCCATGATGAGCATACCCCACTGCCCAAGCAGGTTAACGTAGGATTCATTGGCGTTATACCCAAAGGCTGACATCATGCTGAACAGGAAGTAGCCTACAAAAATAGCTATAAGACTCATGGGGCGGATGTTCTTGGACAGCCAAGAGTCAGATGCCATATCAGCGTTCCAACGGGTAGAGACATTGTTTTCCTCGTTGGCTTGTGCCGCCAACAGTGCCTTGAGTTCTTCTTGCTCAAGTCGTGCCTTCTCAATGCCAAGCTCAAGCAGACGTTCCTCATGGTCGAACTGCATCTGCCGTAGCTTTGTTACATCCTCAGGTGTAGGGTTGTCGGGAATTTTTACGCCAAGCGTGTTCTCAACTACTTCCTTGCCTTTGGCTTGGATAGCGCTGGACAGTAGTGTCAGCCCATTTTGGGCAAGACTACCGAGGAGGGATGCGACTATTGGAATCATCTCTTTCCTTTCTTTCAAGCTCTCGCCTGAGTTTTTCTACCTTCTCTATCTGCGTTTTAACTTCATGCTTGGCTTCCAGTATGTCCAGATACAGCATACCCATTACGGGCAAAAGCAAAGCAATAAGAAAACACGCAGCAACCCATCCCATTATGTCTTCCCCCAACGATTTATCAGGAGTAGGAGGAACCACAGGTACAGGAGGAATATAGTAGTTCCGATCAGGTACGCTGACTTTGCTTGGAAGTTTCTTTTTGCTTCCCGACGTTGCCATTGCTTGTACCTCTGCTGTGTTTCCTCTTTTAGTCTTGCTTGTTCCTGTTCTTGACCAATGACTTCTCGCATATCAAACACTTTGCTGTACAACGCCCCCATCTCAGGAGGAGATTGATACACCATCGCTTCTCTGATAGCAACATTTAATTCTTCCATCTGCTGCTGCGCCATGATTCTATGCAAGGCTGCTTCCATCAAGTTGGCACTGGGATCATAGACGTTTTTAGATTTTTCTTCTTCCTCCCGGATATGTGTTGTTAATTGTTCTTGAAGTTTAAAGAATTGAGATAGCTGCCCCACAATGTCTGCCATGACTTGGGTTTCGTCAACGGCAACGTAGGTTTCTTTCTTTTTTGCCACAGGCTGGGGCGATTTTCCCTGTGAGACAGGTGCAGTACCTGCACCAAACATTTCTGCCAACTTTGACCAGAAACCCCTAACCTCTTTTGCGATTCCAACGACTTCGTTAACAGTGCTTTTGACTTCCATGAAGGTAGTCTTAGCTTGCTTATACAGCTTGCAGCCTTCCTTGATGGCAGCGACACAGGCATTGGCGGCAAAGAGAATGCTGAGTGGATCAATATTTTACTCCTAAAGTTTTATTACAGAAAAAATGCTAGGAAATTACCGGTCGATCCAAAGTCCCAACCCGTATTATTACCGCCGTTTGTATTTAAATAGGGAGCCGCAGTGAACGCCTCCCAGTCTGCACCGCCAGTGGCATTTGACCTACTGATTGAGCAGAACGAAACAGACACAGTACCACTTGCTTTGGATAGCGTATGGCTTGCAGCGGTTATCGAGCCAATGGTTATCAGGTTTCCTGCTGTGCCCGACAAACTAAAGTTGCTGAACGTGCTTGTTGTCCCTGCTGTAAACAAGATTGATGCTGGCTGGACAGTATTGGTTATGTTGCTGAATGTGTTTGAACCTTCAATAGACAAAGCACCAGCCCCACCTTGGTTAACTGTGCAGTTGTATGTATAGCCGCCACCCACAAACGTCTTGGCAGTTGCGGCAGTCATAGAGATCGTGCCTACCCCTGTTCCTGCTGTTGTTGTAAATCCTGACCCACCTGTTACATTCCAAGCAGTTGACCCAGAGCCAACAATTATTAAACTTCCACCGTTAAATGTAAGATTTCTTGCGGCGTTTCCCTGCGAAGATGCAGTTCCAGTTGTCCATGTAAGCCCGTTAAAATCTACAGTTCCTGCTGTAAAAGTTGTATTTCTAGTTGAGCCAAATGTTATTGCATCTTGTATTTGATATGTAGCCCCCGGACAATTAAAGTTTACCGGAAAATCTAATGTCTTCGCGTTTGTTGTAATTGTCTTTGTTCCACTTGTTGCGCCAAATAGTATCGGGTTTCCTGATGCAGACAATGTCATTCCTGAAGAAAGCGTTAGGTTGCCAAAAATAGTACTATTACCAGTTGTAAACAATGTTCCAGCATAACCAGTGAAATTTACGTTCCTCGCTGTATCGCCAAACGTACTTAAAAACTGTAAACTATAAGTCCCACCAGTAAAGTTAAAACTAATAGAGTCTGTTTCAGACAATGTACCCGTATTAACAATAATGGAAGTAGAACCCGTACTCGTTACGTTAACTACCTGAGTTCCAGTTGTAGTAAGCGCTGTAGCTGTTGCCGTAGTCCACACAGTACCTGTACCTGTACAAGTAATATTTCCTGTACCGAACGCAATTGCTCTCGTGCCTGCGCCGCTACCGAAAAAATTACCTGTGCTTAGTGTTAGATTGTTTAGGTCTAACGTGCCTAGGGTTAGTGTTGTTAATCTTGTAGCGCCTATTGTAAGAGCGTCTTGAAGTTGCCATGTACCACCAGTACCGTTAAACGTAACTGGAAAATCTAATGTCTTCGCGTTTGTTGTAATAGTCTTTGTTCCGCTTGTCGCTCTAAATGATAATGTTTGTATTGATGCAGTCAGTGTCATGCCTGAAGAAAGCGTTAGGTTGCCGTAAATTACTCCAGAAGACATTGCCGCCAACGTACCGGCATAACCAGTAAAGTTAACATTTTTTGCAGCATTACCTGAGTTTGGTAAAAACGCCAGCGGATAAGTTCCACCAGTAAAGTTAAAACTGATAGAGTCTATTTCCGCCATGGCTCCGGGCGTTACAGTTATAGCAGTAGAGCCTACGCTAGTTACGTTAACTACTTGAGTTCCAGTTGTAGTAAGCCCTGTAGCTGTTCCACAAAGCCACACACTACCTGTACCTGTACAAGTAATATTTCCTGTACCGAACGCAATTGCCCTTGTGGGGTTGGTGCCCGGACTGGTACAGGTAAATAACCCCGTGGTTAGTTTAAAGTTGTTTAAGTCTAACGTACCTCTCGATAGTGTTGTTGTAACCGTTGACCCTGTTGTAAAAACGTCTTGCAAGATAACAGTTCCACCCGGACTACTTATAAACATACCCGCTGGAAAAGTCTTGCCAGCACTTGTAATTTGTTGTGTTGTGCGTCCACTAAACTGGTATGCGGTTGTGCTTGTTAGCGTAATACCAGTGCCAGTAATAAAATTAGCATAAATTGATAATGTATTTGCCGCTGATGCCAACGTCATGGTGTTTGTCGTTCTCAACGACATATCTATTGTGCCAACGTTGTACTCACCGTTTATGGTTGTCGTTGAACCAGATGCAGGATAAGTTGCCGCAGGAAATACCGCAGTATCTTGCGCCAATGGAAACATGGTTGCGTCTAATGCACCACCGGATGTAGCAGACCAAGAACCTGAACCTGTAGTACCCCAATCAGCAGAACCTGTTTGCCTATAGTAAACAGTCTTAGCCGCAGGAAAAGTTATATTGGTGTTTCCCTTGCAGTCGCCTAGTCGAGTGCCTGACAGCGTGCCATGTGCGCCAGCAATAGTTATATCTCTAAAGTCAACATCAGACATTGCGGCAATAGATGCACAAGTAAATGTGCGTGGTACACTAATAATGCTACTGTTAATAAAATAGCGACAAGATGCCGTAGTACCAGCGCCTATGGTGAATATCCCATTGATTGTTTGGTTGTCGCTATAAGTAAATCGCCCAAGTCCAACAGATGTTCTGCTTGCAAATGTTAGGTTATTGTATGTAGCCGTACTAGATATTTGAACAAATCCACTAACCTGCGCGTGCGAAACATTATAAAATGTTTGGCCGCCCATGTCATCAAGATGTGACGAGCTTGTAAAGTTTATCTGAGATGTTCCAGCGTTAAATGTAAGATTTGTAGGTGTAGCAAAACTTATGGCAGAAATTCCACTTAACGTAACTGTAGACGCATTAAGGTTAATTGTTCTTATGTTTGAATTACTCGAAAATAATTGAGGTACTGTTACTGCGTAATTTCCTACTGACGAAGTATCAAATGTGCCATTAGTAACTGTTAATGATGTGCTGGAAGCGCTGATAGTAAGTGCAGAACCAAGTGTCCAACCACCCCCAACACCGTCAAATGTAACTGCAGCACCAAACGCAACACCATTAGTTGTTATGGTTTTTCCTGTTGTTGTAGCATTAAATGTGGTTACGCCTGTATATGTGCGAGTAAAGTTTGTCGCTTGAAATGTGAGACTGCCTGATACGTTCAATGCAATACTTGTACCAGCAAGGGTCATCGTGCCATCAAGGCCTGATGCTGTGAAATTATTACAGACCCTTGGCGTGTTTGCCATAGTGCAAGTAAATGCCGTTGTTCCACTATTTGAGTTGGCATCAAAAAATACGTTATCTGCCGCAGTAGGCACAGATGCACCAACAGTAGCCGCACTCATGCTTTGAGAACCGTAAGTTCCCCCAATAGTTACAACCCACGTATTTACAGAACCACTAACAATTGTTCCAAGTGAAACATGAGTACTTGAGAATACAGTCATGCCAGCTACAAGTGCTGGTGATCCAACAGTCGTTAATGTAGTACCTGTACAACTAGCGGTAAAAGATAAACCAGTGGCCGCAGACCAGTTGGTAGTTTGGCTGCTACCCCAAGTACCTGTGCCACCTACCCAATAGCGATCAGCCATTTTTTACTCCGCAATCACGGGGTTACCATCAGCATCAAAAACTATATTTCCATCGGCATCCAACACATAGTCTGGTGATGGTGCAGTAATCATAGCAACCCAGTTATCAAACCTCTGCTGTTGCATGGCATTGATCTCATCTTGAGTTAATCCGTGGTCATCTTCCAAATGCAAAGCATCTGAAAACGTGCCGTGTTGTGAGTGGAAAGAGAAATCAATTTTTATCATATTAAGCCTGTGTGGTTACTGCAAGCACATCCCAACGGGTGTTGTTGGCGTTATAAATACAACCTACATAAGTTGTTTTGTTTGCAACAGTGGCTGTTGGTAAAGTTGTTCCAATGACTGCATAGGTAGCGTGCCAAGTCAATGTTTGACTTACACCGCTATCTAAAAACCGAAACAGTAATCTACTACCATCAGTGGGCGTTCCTGTTGGGGCATTGATTGTGAGTCCTGTTGCCAATGCTGTGAAGGCCTGCAAATCTGTTGCCGAAATATCTGGAGTTACAGATGCTGCGGATGCAGTCGAATTTATCCTGAGGTTTACACGTTTATTTGTGAGCGTCTCTGATCCAGCTAAGGTTGCCAATGTCCCCGTTGTCGGAAACGTGACATTTGTAGCACCTGTTAGTGTTCTGGTATATGCAAAATTTCCAGAACTTGTAACCGTTGCTGCTGCGTTATTTGCAACACCCGATCCGCCGGATACTGGCCCCATAGGTGTAGATGCTGTCACCGTGGTAAACGCTCCGGCAGCAGGAGTAGCGCCCCCAATCGCTATGTTGTCGATAGTTCCCCCGGTCAATGTTGCACCAGATGAGCTAAGCGTGTTAAGCGTGGCAGTAGAAGAAGCACCCAAAGTGGTAAACGCACCAGCGGCAGCCGTGCCGCCTCCAATAGCAGTACCGTCAATCGTGCCAGCATCAATATCTACTTTAGTAATATTGACTTCACCAGTGCCGTTAGGTGTTAAATCAATATTTCCATTGGTATCAGTAGAGATAATGGCATTGCCATTAAGCTCTAGGTTGTCAACGTCAACCTCAGAAAACTTAGCCGTAGACGGCGTTGTAGCTCCAATAGTTGTGCCGTTAATTGTCCCACCCGTAATGGCAGCAGTGGTAGTAAGCCCTGCATTAAGATTAGTGAGGTTGGCATCCATCTCCGCATTTGTTAGCGGAGACCCTTTACCTGCTCTTGTTGTAATAGCTGCCATGTGTTACTCCTTAGGCTGATAAAGTAATTGTCCAAGTAACAACCATCGAGTCATCAGCCGCCTTATTAACAACAGAAAAAACTGTCCGGCAAAGCATCGTGCCACTAGTAGAAGCATTAAAAATACCAGCTTCAGTAACAGCGCCAGTTGCCACGCCAGCGGCAAATGTAGCCACGTAAACAACATTCTGATTACTAGCTCCGCTAATAGTAGTGCTATCTAAAGCTTGCCGACTACCCAATAAATTTCCAAGGTCGGTATTTGCTGCCAAAGCGGTTGATGTGCCTGACCCTATACCCATGTGACTCATCACATTTGATGCTACTCCAACCATTCGACTAGCGATATAGCCTAGCCCTGTGTTTACCACAAGATTGGGGATGTAACGCGACTCTTTAACTTTCCCAGTCTTGTCAGTTAGCACAATGTTAAGCTGCCCGCGCAACAAGATATTTTCAACTTTGTTCATAGTAGTTACCTTTAAGAGAAAGCACGGGATTCACCTATGTAATCCTCGGAAAAATATGTTGAGTCAATATAATTTTGATTTACTAAAGACCCGGAGCTAGATACTAAAGAGGTATTGGCTAGTATTTTTGCCATTGCAGCGGCGTAAGCTTCACTAGCCGTGACCGGTTCAGCAGGAATGGCCTTATATAATGTGTAGAATCTTCCTATAGAAAACACATAATCTAGATTATCTACAAAATAAGTTTCGCTAAAATAGAATGCTGTTCCGTCATCTGCGGCAACAGAGTCAGCTAATTTTTTACCGAAAGTAATACGTTTAAGTTCTGATGCTAATGCAGAATCACTTAGAGATTTTGTCATTGCACGAAGTAGACTCTCCGTGATAGTAGCAGTGTCAGTTAAGAGCTTAATTAATAGAAAATCTCCAACTGCAACAACAAGACGTTGTGAAAGTATTGTTGTTTGCAGTCTTATACTTAACGTAGCCATAGCCATACGCTGAGATAAAGTTCTCAGAGATAGGCGAATAGGACTGGTTAAGGTCTTTAATTTCATGTGAAATCTTCTCGGACTGTAAACTGCAACAGATCAAAAATAGTTTCTCGTAAAGTGGACGCCAACACAATCTCAACTTCACCTTCATACTCTCCGGCGGCAATATCTAAGTCTGTAGTTTGCCACGCAATAACGGCGATTCCATTTGTAGCCGGAGCAGGAATAGTAGCATTACGACTTAGTAGAACTGTAGTAGTGTCCACTGCACGAAGATGTAGTGTGACAGTCGCTCCAGTTAAATCAGTAGCCGCCCCAGTAAGGCTGTCCGTAAGTGTGAAACGAAGTTGCGGGCCAGTGTCGTTGCGTACAAGTTTAATTGTAGACATATCAGGCTCCAAAGGGTTGCATCTGTACCCGCATCATACCGCGAGAATTGCTAAGATTTGCCCTTGCTCTGCGCTCTGCGCCCTGCGCAAGAAACTGTTTAGCATGGTAGGCAGCTAACTCCCTATCAGACCAATTTGTATTGGGTAACACCAACAATTGCTGTAGTGCACCATGCATAATAACATCTTCAAGATCATCAAACACTACCTCGTCCATATCTGTAGCGGAGCGTGTAGGTTTTAGCGCATAGAACATCCGCACAGCGTACGTGCGCTGCGCATCTGGCAGTGGCAATACAGCAAATTCGTTTGGGGAAATTTGTGTGATAGAACGAGGTTCCGAACCAAACTCTGCAATGTCTTGACTCGTAGTATATTTATCGGCCCACTCAGGATACAGCATCAACGCCTTATCCAGCGGCAAAACTTCTAGCGGCTCGTTGTTCATTAAAGTGCTAAACACCGCATGAACTTGTGTATCAGCAGGTTTACGATATGTATACACATATGCGCCGGGCGTGAGATTAAACACAGGCTGTTGATACCGATACGCCAACGTTTTTTCGCAAGCCTTAATTGCAGCATCCCGGATATACTGGACTACTGTTTGGTTGGGGCATCCCGGCACGCTTGGTGATAGCCGTGCAGTAAGTGAAGAAAAACTACGTGTAGCCATTAGATCACCTGTCTCGGGTCAAGCCCGCCTTCTTCAACGTCTGTAATTATACGGGTCTGAAGTCCAGCGCCCAGACCTTGCACAAATGCATCAAAGAATAATTTAGCACGCCCAGAATTTACGTGCTCGTTGTCAACAGACTCCGCCAAGTACACAGTACCCTCAACTACAGAAGTAAGATACGCATCGGGCAGTAGCAAAATAGTATCGTTAAGTCCGTAAGTTGCGGGCGACTGTGCGTACTCTCCAACAAGTTGGACACCCGAACTAGGGCGGGGGTAGACAAAAAATCTATTGGGGTTCCGCACATGCCGCATAAAATTTACAGGTGTGCCCGACGGTTCGCTAACCCAACTGGGGTACATCCTGTCCAAGGTTTCCTTCGATACCTCAGTTATAGCATCGCCGCCATTTACTTGGAAAATTTGTATCAGCCGTACAGAATCTGTTGGGCAACTTTGTAGTGTTGTATCCGGCACAGTCGTAAAATTTGTAATCAAAGAAAACAAATCTGGACGAAGGATCGCCATCTTTTTTAAAGTCTGGTTTACAAAACCAAGTAACACAGCATCGCTATAGCGAAACGTTGCCGTGTTATCTTGGACTAAGTACCTAACCTCAGTGATGACGTCGTTCGTTAACATTTATGGTAGACCTCTAGCAGCTTCTTCAGCCAATTCAGGTGGGGTGTACGGCGGAGCTTCAGGAATTTCCGCAGTCGTTAGGTCAAGCGTACCTCTTTTTTTACGTCCGGTAGGCTTATCCTCTGCTGCAATTTGTTGCACAACAGCAGGCGGGATGAATCGTTCTGGGTATGCAACTTCTTCAGACACGACTTCACACTCAGGATTTTTTGCCAGAATGGGATTGAAGTCATAGATAAAGCCGTCTGCTTTAACCCGAATAAACATCTTGCTCATTTTTTAGCCTTCTTAACTACGCCGCCTTTTTTCATGCTGGGTTTTTTTACCATGCCACCTTTGGCATAGCCGCGTACATCAACGCTATCCTTAATAGCATCTTTTTTCATTTCGTCTAAAGATTTTTCTTTTGCTTTAATGGGCATATCAAACTCCTTTGGTTACGATTGCAATAATGACACCCGCCATCCCCATGATGAGAGTGCCTGCTGCTTTGATAAGCAGTTTCTCTAAACGGTCAACACGAGATATAAACGTGTTGTACCGCTCTGCACAAATTGCTTCGTGCGTTATTAGTTTGTTCTCAACTTCATTTGCCGTTGTCATATTACATGCCTTCACCGGGAGTTACATACACTACCGAAGTACCAGAAGCGGTCTTGCCAGTAAAGAATGATCCTGCTGGAAATCCGAGGACAGTAACAGAAGCCGGAGCAAGTGGAACTGCGCCTGCGCCAATTGACGCTGCCTTAGCTACAGCCGTTGCATTGTCTACTCCAACACCTAATAGTACGACTTCTGTCCCTACATTATGTACCCTGTACTGATACGCTGGGCGTGTAGTAGGGGCAGAGGACGGAGCTTGCGCAGATGTTGGGACAGTAGTAGCTGCGGTAAATGTTACCGTGAGGCCCAGAGGGCTGAAGGCAAGTGCGGCTGCGGGCATATCAAATTCCTTTAATTAAGTTAACGATACTTTGCGGTTTTTGCGGCAACCGTTTTGGGTTGGGCTACGAATTGTTTTCCGGCGGCTTTTCCTGCCCGTTTGGCTTTGGTCGTTGCAGCATACTCAGCAGAGCTAAGACTTTTAATTGCAGCTTCAGGGAGGTATCTCTCACCAGTGTCAGAAGATTTTTTACCACTTTTGGTTCTCCATTTTTGATCGCCCCAGTTTTTTAGGGACTGTTGCGGGGCTTTCATGTCAGTCCCTGTATCCGCCGCCAGCGGCCTTATACTTCTTGGCAACAAGTTGTGCTTTGCGTGCGCTCCACTGGCCTGCGCCAGTGCCCTGCACAGCAGCAGACTTTACCTGAGACACAATCCGTTTCCGTAGTTCCGGCTTGGTGTAGTTGCCAGCCGCATTAACTGTAGATTTGGATTTAGGTTTGGTAGCCATGTTAACAATTCCATGCTTTGAGTGAAAGAGCTTTACGAGTAGGCTTACCCTTCTCGTCCTTCATTGGGCCGGGCATACCGCCCATACGGGCGCAGAAACTGGCTTTGCGGCCTGCATCTGCTTTTGTTTTAGGATTCGGTGCTGGCGGCTTTAATCCGGGTTTACCCGGATTGGCCTTGTTGTAGGACGCACGCCCTGCGGCATTTAGACCCCCCTTGGGGTCTTTGCCTTCCTTGCGTGTCCATGCTGGGGTCTTAGCCATTACGCCACCGCTCCTTTCAGTACAACAAACTGAAGGGTTGGACTTTCACTGGTTATAGCCCCAGCGCTAATATTACCTACTGAAATAATACATGCCCCCGCAGAAATTGAAATTACATGCGTAATGTAGTATTTGCGTGTGCCTGCTGATAACGAACCACCGTTTTTAATGCACACCTTAACTACATCATTTGCTTCGATGGTGCTATTGGTTAGAACAAATTCATCTGCGTTGTTTGCTGAAAGCCCAACGGCAAATAGAACAATCTCGCCTGTAATCTTGTTAAGCGTAACACCAGTGGTGCGGCTTGTTGCTTGCGTTACAGTACCGCCTGTGCCGGTGGGGTAACCCATCTTGCTAGAGCTAAGGGTTTGTCCTGTACCCTTGGGCGTGATGTTGATGTTGATGTTGGTATCTGTACCATCTGCGGCTAATGTGCTGCCGGTAAGATTGCAACCTGCTGCTGCGGCACTCGTTGCCAGCGTCGTAGACTCAAGCGACGTAATGCCTGCGATTGTGCCGCCAGTAATTGCAACCTTAGCCGCAGTAACTGAGCCTGTGCCGTTAGGGGCTAGTACAAGATTTCCGTTGGTATCTAGTGTAGAGATGGTGTTGCCATCTAAACGAATGTTGTCTACCGAGGCAGACAGAGTGCTAATTTTTAGCGCCGTTGCTACTCCCGTGCCGCTATAAACTGTCTTTTCAGTAGCCGTCGGGCCGTCATCAACATGAATCAGTTGATCGTAGGTATTAGCAATTGTTGAACCCGTAAGGTTAACTGGCATCCTAATCTCCTATACGGACAGGGAGCACAAAGCCCCCTGCCGATTACATTATGACGCAAGAAGCGGCAAAGAATACCACTGTGTGGTAGACGAAGCAACTAACATCACACTAGTTGACGCAGCAATACTAAGTGCACCGTTAGCCGAAAGTGCATTGATTGTTCCGCCAGTTGCGGGATAAATCTTTAGTACTGCACCAGTAGTGCTTTTGACAATCACAGTAGCACCAGCAACCGCCGTAGGCAAAACTACGCCCTTGGTTGCATCAGCCCCTGAGACGACATTCAAACCTTCAGCTAATGCAGTTGCGTTAGCTTGAGTTGAACCCGCAGCCGCAGCCGCCGTAACAGCCATGCGAACACCGGTAGTCACAGCCAGCGTTTGCAATACTGCTTTACCACTGTTGATGGTCACATTGTCTTGTGCAATACCACTATAAACACCCATGATTTTCTCCTTTTAAGAGCAGGGGCCGAAGCCCCCACTGGGTTTAGTTGGCGTTGGCAACAATAGCAAAAACATTCATCACGCAGTTAGCTGGGACAGCGGTGTTGATCAAAAGATCAATCGTGTCAGCAGTAACCACAACGGATGGATTTGCAAGATCAGCCGCTTTCAGGCCGGTAGCGTTGGAAGCAACGTCGTTGGCGTACACGTTTGCAGCGTACGGTGAACCACCTGTAAAACCAAGGTCAAAGGTAGCAGTTGTGTTAGTAGTCTCAGCAGTCGTCACATTCACACCAGCCGCCAAAACAATAGAACCGGCAGGTAGAGAGATTATTTGCAGCGTGTCAGCAGCAGCCAGTGCCGTAGCACTAGCAGCAGAACGAGCAGCAGCAATTGCGGCGAAGTCCAAGGTTACTTCAAACTTAGAGATGTCGGTGACGTTCGCGGGGTACGCAGCAGTACCCTTATTGAACCCGAGTGTGTCAGTATATGCAGCCATTTTAATTTCCTTTTCAGTATGTTGGGGAGACTTAGAAGCTGATAACAGCCGTTGCCAAAGCTTCGCCCTTGGTAACTTTATACCCATAGACTTGTAAGCCACGGATAATGTTGCCAAAGGTTGATTCGGAGCGGATGGTTTCCATATTTGTCATCTGCGATGCAAACGTGAAGCCCATCTTGTGACCGGCGATGATGTTGTACTTACCTGAAGACACACTCAAGTTGTGGCTCACGTAGATAGTAAAACGATCAACCATACCCAGACGACCATTACGGACGATAGACATGCTGTCGCCAGTCAACGAAGCGTCTTTCAGTTCAGACTTCTTGATCAAACCAGCCATCTTGGCAGGAATAACCACAAAGCGATCAGCTTCAGGTGAGTTAGCTTCGTCCAATACAGTGCCGAGGTCAACAAGCAAATCAACAACAGATGTGGTGCTAGAAGCGCCGTCCTTAGTCACGGTCAGTGGAGAACCACTTGTACCGAGATTAAATGAGGCAGATTGCTCACCAGCGGTTGCGCCCTTGTTGGCAGCTACGATACCGGGCAGGATGTCGGTCAACACGCGCTGGTCAATCTTGATCTTCATACGCTCAGAAGCGTCCTTTGACCAAGTGTCCATCAAGTTGATGTCCGATTGAACCTTATCCACATCATCTTCAACGCAGGAGAAGTACTCGCCTTTGTCGATGATTAGTTGAATTTTTGGTTTATCAGGATTTTCTACGACCAAGGTTTGACCTTTTACGTAGTCGCGGATGGTGATCTCCGGTGTGGTACGGATATTTACAGTGTCACCGTACTGGCGAATCTCGCCTTCGTAATCGGTGTTCGAGATCGCTGCGAGCACGGTGGCGTCGTAGAAATTTTCAATCAATTTGCCAGACCAAATCTCAGGGATAAAGTTACCGCTGTAATTGGGACGACCGGGGGAAACGGGATAAGACATGGTGAAACTCCTTTAATCAGGCATTAGCTTGGATGCGATTTTCTCGCTGTGCAGCAAAAATATCGCGTTCGATTCGGTCACGCTCTGGCTCTCGGCCTTTGTACTTACCAGTTCGGACATCGTTAAAAAACTTTTGGATGTCTTGCGGTGAATACATTTTACCTTGATTAGTAGTTGCAGGTGTTCCAGTATTTCTTGAACGACCGGGGGTAACCTGTTTTTCCAATTCAGAGTTTTGAGCGCGACCAGTGGATTGAGCAACTGCGGCTTGTCCAGTAGACTCTAGCCAAGCACGGAAGAAATTAGCAACACGTTTTGCATCAAGCGAACGCTGCGCATCGTCGAGATATGTCTGGCGAGTAATGCCCGTCAACGGATCAGCCGACAATAACCACGACTGAAATGCGTCGTTGTCATTGATCTGGCGAAAGTTGGGGACAACACTAGTCAGTTCAGCCCAGAACCCTTGCTCTGCGGATACTTGCTGACGTTGTGCTACGGCTTGCACCTGCGGCACTACGTTAGTTTGCATCTGCTTAAACATCTGTTCCATCTGCGCAAAGCGTTGTGCCATAGGGATTAACTCCTCACGGGACACCTTACGCATCACATCAAGCGATTCGCCATACTCCTCAACATCTTTGTCGGTAACAATTTTTTCGACAGTCTGTTGCGACTGAGCACTCGTTTGCTGTGCGGATAGCGATGCAAGCAACTGTTCCATCTGCTGTACACGGTTTGCCATCTCCCGATTCTGCTGGTGCAGGCGGGGAACTTCGGCGTTGTACATACCCTGAAGTGTTTTGTACTTCTGGACAATGGTTTCTTCCGGCAGGTTGTCATCATCCGACTTATGCTCATTTGCGGATGACGGAGCAGCATTGTTCGATGCAGAGTTAGCGTCGGCAAGTGGCGTGTTATCTCTATTCTCAACGGGCGTGACGGTGCCATCGGCGGATGTTAATTCGCCTGTGTTGTCGTCCGGGTTGAGTTGTTGATACAACTGCTGAACTGCCTCGGTCTGCTTACGAATTTGCTCTGGTATTGCCATGTTGAACGCTCCTATTGGTGTGCGTGATTAAAGACGGCGAGTTTCATCATAACTTTGCCGCCAACGCAGGGGATTCTTTGACGAGTTTTGCCAACTCGCCCAACACTTGGCAGCGCCCCTGAAACACTGCGGTGTTGTTGATTGCGTTCGGTAACTGATCTAGCTCGCGCAAGCGCCATCCTTCAAGCCACTCCAGAAAATCTGGGTGTTGTCGAACAAACAAGGCTAACGCCTTGATCACTTGCGGTTCAGGCTTGATCATGCTGCCTTCCCGCTCACACGATTCTGCACTGTGTTGGCCTCCATTCCACCTTTGGGTGATCCATCAGGACTCTCTCCGCCAGATGCTGGGGCTTGCGCTTGCTGTTGTGCAGCAGCCGCCGTTGCCCTAGCTTGAATCTGGGTTTGATAACCTGACTTCTCCCGAGATGGAATAACTTCATCCACAGGCATCTGCAACCCTTTAGCGACTTCACGAAGAATCGCTGTCCTACCATCCTTACCGAGAATCTCAAGATCAACGGGGTTGGCGGTTGCGTTAAGGAACTCGATACGGCGAATGTTAACAGTTTCCTTGACCGCAAGGTTAATTGCGCCCTTAGCAATAACTTGAACATCGCCTTTAATTGATTCATCTTCGTCGTAGCGCATGTTATACACAAACTGGCGCATAACAATGGGCTTGACCACATCGGTGTCAATGTGCATCACGACTTGTCGTATACCTTTACCGGCAGCGCCCATCAACATGGACAAGCCGGACGACGTACGTCCAGCGCCTTGCACGTTGAGGTCACCATACACGTAAGCAGGAATGCCTGAGTGGTCATCAGCCAACTTGCTAAACCTGTCGTACACAGCTACAAGCTCACTAGCACGAGAGTCAGGCTGTGTAAACCGAATAGCGGGGGCACTCGATCCTACGGGATCGTTGATAGTCTGCCAAATTTTCCAAGGAGCAAGCTGGGTAATGTCTTCGTTTGGCGGCAAACGCTCTACGTTGACTTCAACCTGCGGGCCGCTGCTGATACCCATGTTGTTGACAAGCGCACGTGCGGCAGCGTTACACACGCCTTGCAGGTCTTCGATAATCTCGGGTATACCCTTACCCCAGAATGCACCGGGACACTTGATAAACGAAGTCTTGCAGTACGGCTTTTCACCTAAGGGGTCGTAGTTCAGCACGGCTTTGATGACGATATTACCCACCATCCAGACGTTGGCATCGTACTCTCGTGCGCTATCGGGTACGTCTTCTTCAGTCAGACCCCACTCGATAAGCATCTTGCCACTGACTTTGCCCCAAAACTCTAGTGCATCAAACTCAGTCGTAGGCTTCATGTACGAGTAGAACTTACGCTCCTCCTCGTTCTTCTGTAACTCTACATCCAAGTTAATCCACGACATGCCGTTGCCGATCTCCAGCACTTTGCGTATAGCGTCGTCATCGTAGCCCGGAACACCAATCAAATCAGACAACTGCATCCGACTCAAAGGATGGTACTCAAACAAGTACCCCTCGTTGATGTTGCTGATCCCCGGTTCAGGGTATATATAAAATGGATCGACCCGCTCGCACTCGGGGCCAAGTCGTTCAGTAGGCTCAACAACCGTGCGACCTGTGGCATCTACCTTCCAACCCAACACACGCTGGCGGCGCACCACTGGCCCTTTGATAAAGGCGCAGGGGAACGTAACCAAATCAGTGATGAAGTCGTTAAACGCATCACCCCAGCCGCCTTGTGCAAACTGATCCTGAATCTTGAGCTTCATCTTGTCGGCACGAATCTGTGCCTGTTGCAAAACGTCAAAGCGGTAATCCTGCGACACCATCTCTTTGATCTCACGTATCTCACTGGCGTTGGGTGCTTTGCCGTAGTCTTCAACCATCTTGAGCACACGCTCTGCAAAGATGCCCTGTACTTCCTTGGACTGCGCAGGACTTAGATCAGGGATAGGTGTTGGGTTTAAGTCCCACGGCGGTGTGCCATCATCCAACAAGATGTCTCGCAGCCACGACTCAGCCGCACGACACTTGACCTCTGTGATCATCATAAAAATCTCAGAGCCGCCTTGTGTGCGAATCTGTTGCAGCTTGCTTGCGTCGTACTCACCGTTACGCTGACGTAGAGCTTGCAGCATCTTTTGCTCAAGAGGGCGCTTTGCCATCTGAGCAACATCCCAGCACTCGCGCAAATATCCTGCTAAGCCAAGGATGACGGATTGGTTCTGACGCTCTTGTAAGGCGCGGTCAGTGGTTTCCCGTTCTTGCCGAGCAAGTTCGGTATTGTTGACTACGCGAAGAAATGTCAGTCCGGCCATTTATTTTTTTCCGTCAGTAATTCTATTGCGTAGTGCAAGTGCTGCTGCTTTTGGCCCTGTAACTAGTAGCGTATCCGCAGCAGATGCAAGGCCACGCCCAACATTAACTGCCGCCGAACCATATTTTTTATCCTCAAAATCTTTAACGGCTTGTTTTCCACGCCGCTCAGTTTCTTGCTCGGTTTCTTTTATCGCTTCGTACTGATTTGGGGAGTACTTTTGAATTTTACCTGCTATGCTTTTAGGATCAGGGTCAGGTTTTGTAACTACACCACCCTTTTCATAAGACCTGACGGCTACGCTACCCATCTTAGAGTTAGTAGACGTTACTGTGAACGGTTTGCCTTGACCACATTGCATAGCTGCTCCTTAGAGTTGCGCCAGTATACACACTACCGGAAAAAAAGAAAGCCCCCGGTGGCAGGGGAGCACACAGGGGGCAAAATCCCAACTAGGGGAGGTGACAACTGCGAGTGCAGTGCTCTAAGCATATCATGTCCACCCCGCAGCCGCAACTGCTTTAACATCACGGCGTTGTGAAAGTACCGAACCTGCACCCGCTGAGGCAATGTGCAGCATCAGATACTGTAGCGCTTCAGCCACATGCGAGTGTTTGTTCTTGTCGATGTCTCCGTCGCCCTTAGGCTTGAAGCGGTATCCACCCATCATGGCAGCTTTAAGCTGTGTACATCGGGGGTCAACAAGGAACGCTGGGTCACCGTCTACTTGCCGCATGAGGTACTCATCCACTGCGTTGATGCGGGCTGCAACAGCGTTGGTCTTAGCCGGAATAACTTTCATCCCCTCAGCCTTGATGATGTCCACTGCACTGCGCTCATCAGTCTGTGCCCGCTGCGTACCCGCTGGATCAACGATGACGAACACCGGAGCGCCGGGGAATCGTTCGTATAGCAGGGGCTTGAGCATGGTGCGCACAAACCGCTGCACCCCCATATCAAACGATACACACTCATCAAGTATGAGGGCACGACCTCGTGGGTCTTGCTGCCCTAGCACCGCTGCTGGGGTTAACCCTAAGTCCATGCCAATGACGATGGGCCGTACTCCGTTGACGATAGGCCGTAGGCGTTCCTTCGCCATGTGGTAATCCGGCCTGAAGTATTTGTACACCGGCATACCTGCACTTGACAGGCCATACTCACCGTCAATGTATACACGGATGTATTCTTCGCTACGCCCTTGCGTATCGTAGTATCCGTCGGGCAGGTTCTCAATATTCTCAGCGTATGGACTGCGCCCCGAGGGTTGCTTGAACACATCCCACCCGTTGTTGTTGGCTGACACACCATCTTTGGGGTCAAGCCCTTCCATCTGGTAGTACCACCATGTATCCATTGTCGGTGGGTTAGTGTCTGCCCACATACCATGCCATGTCGGCCCGCCGTCTTTGGCTGAGGGGAATCGCCCAATGCGCTTGGACATAGCATCCACGATGTCGGGGTGAATGTCGCGGCACTCGTTGAACCATGCGAAGGTCAACTCCAGTGAGTTCAGGTTGGCTACGTCATCCGCATCGTCCAGTGCACGGAACATAATCTCACACTCTACGTCGCCCACCTTGAAGAAGTACGTCTTGGTCGTACGCATGTACGCCCCACACTGTCCGGGCGGGAACCAATCGAGGAAGGTCTTGATCGTCGTGTCCTGCAACTGGCGTACTGTTTCGCGCACCACAGCAGCCCGTGACTTGCGTATACCTTGAGCGTTGGGTTCTTGCATTGACGCTCTGCGCACAATCTCGAAAGAACACGTTACGCTTTTGCCACTCCCCACTGGCCCCATAAGCGTACGCATCTTGGCACTGGACGCCATGAACTTCTTGCCTGTAGGCGGTGGGGTGTAGTCGATGTCAAGCGGCATACGCTAATTCCTCGCTTGGGTTAACCAGCAAGACGATGAATTCACGCCCGCGCTTTTTGCTTCGTGTGATTTTTGTTTGGTAAGACTTCTCGGCGCGTTGTAGTGCGTTCTCTACCATGATGGCTTCGCTGGCGCTTCGTAGTTTTATGGCTTTAAATCCATTGTAGGTTTGGGTAAACAGGTCTTCAATGTTCGATGGTAGTTGCATCTTCGATCTCAGTGGTGGTTGCTTCAATGGTACGTGCATCCCGAGGGTCGTTACCAAGGTTGATGGTAATCTTTACACCGCCGGTACTCTGATCCTGTGGGCCAGAATCTTTGGGTTCTAGCCCCGCCCACTTTACGGTGCTCTTGATTAAGTCGGCCTTGACTGCGGGCGAAACTGCTGAGTCGTGAATCAACATCCAAGATGTGGTGAGGAGTTCTTCAGCTTGAGCACGCGCCTTGAGTTTGAACGTCAGCCCTTTGTCTTTTACTTCGGTGCGGTAGTGCTCCACCTTCTTTAAGAATATGTGGTCGGCATTGAACACAAGAATGTCGTTGGCTGTTATGTTGTGTCGCCCCATAATTTCTTGGAGCGTGTCCCCGCTGCCCTCAAGAGTCAGCGCTACATCAAAAGCCAGTCGATCATTCCACTTGGTGTGATTGAGAGGAAGGTTGTCCATAGCCGGAATATAGCACGGGGGATGACGGGTGTGTCAAGCAAACTACAAACGGGGGTTTAGGAACTTCGGATAACAATACAACAAGATGTTTGTGTATGCGCGATGGATACCCCGAGCACAAATTACCGGTTTAATTCAAGCTAACTTTACACGTTCTATTTTTGGGGTCGTGCTTTATGCGGGTTACTACTAGTAGGGGGGGCCGTGCGCTGCGCAATCCATGTACCCCCCCCATGTGACCTGATGCGTCACCCT